AGTCAATAAGACTCATGGAAAATATGTCGAGGGCGCAGAGCCAGGCAAGATAATAAATACTGTTACCAATGAATTGTATAATGCAGTGGATGTACTCCCTGTGTTTTACAAAAGACAATACATAGAGTGGCAAGATCGTGGACAAAGCACTGGAGCACCAGTTGCAATTCACGAGGCAGACAGTGATATCGTGAGTACAACTACTCGTGATAAATCTTACAAAGATAGATTACCAAATGGTAATTATTTGGAGAACACTGCTAATCACTTTGTAATATTGTTAGGTAAAAGTCCAACCACAGCTTTGATTTCTATGAAAGCTACTCAATTAAAAGTTAGTAGAAAATGGAATTCAATGATGATGGGTATTAAAATGCAGGGTAAGAACGGATTATTCACACCGCCAACTTACAGCCACATTTATAATCTAAAGACTGTTCAAATGTCTAATGACAAAGGAACATGGTTTGGATGG